TTACCATGTTATTCCCCTTTCAAGCGAATAAATTAATATACGGACCCTCTATTGAGCAGTCCGTATACTATTATAGCAAAATATTTATATCTTGTCTATTTCTTCTTAGCCCTTACTTTAGCAAGTGCTTCAAAGTCCTTTACCTTGGTATCCCCTAGGTATCCCCAGGCATATCCATCGGCAATCATTTGTTCATTAACTGATACTTTAGATCCATCTAGGAATAGCCATCCAAGAATACGCCCGTATTTTTCTGATGAGTCCATTTTTTCTGTTTTAATAACAACAGTCTTAGATGCATCAATTGCTTTCTTTAAATACTCTTTAGATTCAAGGCCAAGCGCTTTTTCCATTTTGTCTGTGGTACGGCTTTCAGGAGTATCTATTCCCGCCAACCTAACTCGTGAGCTAAATGAGATATCAAATCCAAGATCAATATCTACATCGATGGTATCTCCGTCTACAACCTTTGTAACCTTTTTAACGTAGTACTCAAACATTACTTAGCCTTCTTAGTTGGCGCTTTCTTAGCCACCTTCTTGACTGGTGCCTTTTTAGCTGTCTTTTTTGCAGGAGCCTTCTTGGCTACCTTCTTTGCTGGAGCTTTCTTGGCTGCCTTTTTGGCTGGTGCTAAAATCTCATCTATGTTTACAGAATAGACATCTTCTTTAACTCCAAAAAAATCCTTAAGCTTTTTTAAAACGTTCATCTTGTTCTCCTTATTTTTTGTACTGCTTATGATTAGTATAGCATTTTTTTATTTGAGCGGATGATGAGAATCGAACTCACCCCTTCTGCTTGGAAGGCAGAGGCACTACCAATATGCAACATCCGCATTGTGCCCTCGGCAGGAATCGAACCTGCGACGCAGACCTTAGAAGAGTCTCGCTCTATCCCCTGAGCTACGAAGGCATAGACTAATCATTTGGAATATCTTGATCCAGATCCATCTCTATTAGTCCCATTTCTTTTGCAAGCCTTTGTCCTTCTGGGCTTAAACTAACAATTGCTTCTAAGTCTTCATTGTATTCGATGTGAGCAAGTCCCTTTTCATACAAATCCATTAACGATCTATCTACATAATCTATATGAGATTGCCAAAGCTCAGGTGCTAATTCTTTTGCGCTATCACTAATTGAATAAATTATTTCTCCGTTTTCATCAACACCTTCAAAACTTACGGCACCTATTTCTAAGTAGTATGCAAGCCTTGCATCATTTGCTTCGTCTTCTGTCATATTGTCTCCCTGTGCAACAAGTAGGACTTGAACCTACGATTACCGAATTATGAGTTCGGGGCTTTAACCAACTAAGCTATTGTTGCCTAGTTGTCTATTATAACGTGCCGTCTTCATTTTTGTCAATAGTTTCTTCTACTATTTGCTGAACATAATCTGAAAAATGTTTTCTTATATTTCCCATTGGTCTGTGACCAGCGAGTTTCCATATTCTTTTATATTCAATTACATTAGAAAATGTAGTTGGGCAAAGAACTATTCCACTATATTCTTTTAATACAGTGGGTAGTGGTACGTGTTTGCCACAGCACTTACATTCTTTTGCTTTTTCCTGATACGTGCTCATATTATTTGCATCCTGTCCATTGCGTCTTTTAAATTTTCTGGCATTCTCGGAGCTCTAATCATATTATAAGAATTTGTTTCTCCGTCTGCTTCTGTTCCAAAATCATTGTCGTAACTCATTGACTCATAGGTGTGTATATTAACTTCCTGATTGGAATCAAATTTGCTCCTGCTTATTGAATTATAAATTGATCCGCACACTGCGTCCGCCAAGTCCTTAGAGCCTTTTCTTGGGTGGTCAACCTTGTCTCTCATAATTCTAAGCTGGCATAGCTCGTCTATAAGCAATGGTATGTGTGGCCCGATTACTCTTTCTTCGGCAACAACCATTGCCATATCATCGTAATGCTTTTTAGCGACAGACAGAATTTCTGTATTGATGCCGTATTGTTTTAGTTGTTGCATCATATCATGTGAATTCCATCTGTCAAAGGTACATACACGAATTTTAAATCCTCGTGTTTTTAATGAAAGAATATAGTCTTTAACTTCTGTAAAGTCTACAGACTTATCTTTTGTTGGTGTCCAAAATCTTACTGCATCTATCTCAACAATTGGTGCAGGCTGTGAATAGGTATCTGTTACTTTTATGTTAACCCATTTGTTAACGTGAGCCATTGCAACTGCACAGTGGTCATGTTTTTGAGCAAGGTCAACGTGTATAAAGTATTCTTTATCTGGATCTGGTATAAACCATTCTTCTAATCTACCAAAGTTATCTACCGCTAGGTGGGCTTTATTAAAAGCCTTCTCAACCTTTTCTCTTGACTTAAAGAATGCATCAACTGCATCAGGTGGCATACATGCAAAACGTGATAAAGCGTCCATAGGGTTTGTAAAAAATGCAACCTTAAAGTCATCAATCTTTCTTACTGGATTAACTTCCCAAGTTGGTCTTTTTAAAGCGTATACTCTAGGAATTTTATATGAAAGAATATGGTCTTCCTCCCATTGAATCTCAAACTCATTTCCTACTGTTCCATCTGGTAGATCTTCATCCATCTTAAACCGATGATCACGAACAACTGTTTCAACGTCAGCTACGACGGCATTGTATCTTTGCTGAATATAATCGTTTTTGTATCTGGGGAATGAAAGCAAAATAACTTTGCCGAAGTCTGGGAAACGAGAGTCTACTGATGCACGATACATGTCATATATAGCCGCACCTGTTTTTGCTTGGTCGTGCCCTGTTGTATTTTCAATTGCAAAGCCAGAAATCTCATCTAGGATAACAACGATAACGTTATATCCTTCCCAGGCTTCACGCTCTGAGTGGCCTGAGTGTACTGTTATTGCTTTATCAAACTTAACTTCTGCTGCTTTGTCTGTGTATCTTCCTGCAAACCAAGGGGACTTTTCAATTCTTGTTTTAAATCCTTTAAAGAATACGTTGCTTGCCTGCTGAGAGTTAATAGCAATATTAATGATATCAATGCTATCTCCTGGAGGCTTTCCGTAATATGTGGCTGGGTCTTTTAAGCACAATAGTAAATATACTATATAAGCAACTGCAATTGTTGAGCAGTAATCTTTTCCTGAACCTTTGCCAAGCTGAGCAACTACTTCATTTGCAGTTTGCTTAAATCTTATTCTTCCTTCTTCTTCTCCAAATAATTTGATAAGGGTTGAGTCTTTATAAATTTGCGAACTTTTTTCGATAAGCGTATATTGATAGTCGGAAAGTTCTGGAAGCCCAAGGTATTCTGGACTTCTAACAAACGTTTTAAGATCGACTGGTTTCTCATCGAACTCCTCTCCATCAAGCATGTCGATAAGGTCGGTAAACTCAAACGACATCGGCTTCCTCTACTGGGACTGACTCAATTACTCCAGTTATTTGGGATAATCTCTTTGCAACTTCCATCTTACACTTAGGGCATGTCGATGTAGTTTCTTTTAAAATTTTAACAAGAATGTCTTGCTTGCGTTCTGTTTCTGCAATTTGAGATGCAATTTCATTATTTTCAAGGACGCCAATTGATTGAAGCATTGCAATTCTTTTAGTCTCTATGTCTGCAATAAGCTTTAGTGAACCAGATTTGACTGCTAACTGTCCAGATTGATCTGCATCTTCTACAGTCTTCCACGCTTCTTTGATAAGCATGGCATAGTGTTGATCCGCCCCTGAGATGGCTTCTCGGGCACGATCTCTGATGTTGCTATCATTATGTACAACGTCTTTCCAGTCATCGATTAGCTCAAGGACTTCCTTGCGCTGTATTCCTGTAATTGTGGAAATCTGTGTGGGTGTGCTTCCTTTTAGAAGTTCTTCAACTACCCTATTCATTCTGTCAAAACGTTCTGACAATTCTATTTCGCTCATTAATACAGTATACTTTCAGTCGACTAAAATGTCAATCAGAATTAGCCCTGGCAATCTTATATAGGACTAAATATCCAATTAAATCATCAATATCATTGTCTCCAGCATATCCTTGGTTATTCTTTACCCTATTTAATTTATCATCAATACGAACTTTTAATTGCTCTGTTGAGTCCGCCGTTGAAAATATTCTTGCTGGCTCAAGGGCAGAGTTGCCGTACG